ATCAGGCCCTCCTGGTGTTAAAGGTGCAGATGAACTACTTAACTTTGTAAATACACCAGTTGCAGTACCCGATCCTGCATATGTTTCTGATATCTTTTCTACATTACCAGTTAAACTTGTTGTAGCTGATGTATGATTGTGTGTTTTGTTTTGATCTGATTGACTAGATGCAAATGATCTACCGCTATCAACTCCAGCACTATTATCCCAACCTCTTACAAATTGTCCTCTAAGATCAGGTAAGTTAAAAGTAGAAGAACCATCTCCTGATCCCCATGTTGTTGATATTGTAGAGAACAAGGAAGCATACGTTGATCTACTTACAGCAGCACCATTACATTCTAAAAACCCAGTAGGAACAGTAGTTGTAGCTAAGTTAAATACAGAACCAATAGGAACTCCATTAGCAATCTCTCCCCAAGCTGATCCGTTATAGCCTTCAAATTGAGTAAGGGTTGTATTGAATCTTATATCTCCTGTAGCTGCTGTTGGTCTTTGAGCAGTAGTTCCTGTTGGTAACTGTAAAGAACCAGTACCAGACATAACAATATCACCACCAGATGTAACCGTTCCAGAAAATGTAGGGCTTGCTTTAGTAGCTAATCCTAAATTACTAGCATCTGTTAAATCTCCTAAAGTTAACCAACCATTATTAGCAGAATTTCTAATTTTTAATAAATTATTTGCAGTATCAGCCCAAATTTTATAAGCAACAGTAGTAGAAGGATCAGAAGAACCACTATTTAATGATTGAATGTCACCTAAACAAGTATTTAAGTCTGCTCTAAAAGTAGCTCCTACTGCATTGGCTATATCATAATCATGTGTATTACTCATTTATGTAACCTCCTTACCAAAACCTGATGCAGCCCATACAAAGGATCTAGCAACTGCGGAACTTCCATTTTTAAATGTGACCTGAAAACCTGTCCTACTTATATTAGCAAGTTCAAAGAAATCACCTGATTGTTGTGTTGTTGGAGTCACTACGACTTGAGGTGTATTTTTAAATGGATTTGTGAAAGATACAGTGTATTGTGATGATCCAGTAGTAACTGGAGTTGAAATACTTTCTGTTCTTCCTTGTAATTCTAGTGTAGCTCCTAATTGAGTAACAGCTATATTTTGGTTAGTGTCATTACTTGTTAATATTGCTTTAAATTGAAAAGCTCTACCTGTTATTAGTACGTTACTAAATTCTTTATAAGCACTCCAAGTAGGAGAACCAGATGGATTATCATTAGTGGATCGTACATAAACAGCAGCATTACATTTTGTAGCTTCAGTTAAACCACCAACAGCATCAATATATCCCCAAGTATCAATTAAATCTGTTCTATCATCAAACAAACTATTTAATATAAAACTACTTGCTTTTAATGTTTTTCTTAAATTAACGTCATAAACTTCCGTTAAATCTACAGAGTTGGCAAAAGAATATTCTCCAGAAGTCTCTGTCGCATTACTTGTAACTACTAATTTTAAAGCATCTAAAGAGGCATCATAGACTGTATCTGATTTAGACCCTGTAAAGTTAGCAGTATGTTCATCAATCGTTGATACAACAAGCCTTTCAGAAGGTGCTGGTAATGTTGTAGTAATTCTTGTATTGTTCCAATCTGAATCACTAGAACCAGGAGCAGGTGATTGTCTTCCACCATCATCCTCAAATTTAATTAAATAAGTTCCTTCAAGTAAAGGTACAATTTTTTGTGTTTGGTTGCCTGCTGCTGCAACTACAATTTCCTGTGCATCTTTCCATTGCGCACCTGTAGTCAAAGAAGAATGTCTAATGAGGGTCTTGCCTCCTAGCAAAACATCAAGTTCTGTGGCACGATTCCAGCTTAATATTGCACTTGATTCATCAATAGGAAGTAAACTAACACCACTGACATTAGCTGGGACGGCAGTCTTACCAACAGCTACAAAAGGATTTAAGGAGTTAGGTAAAGTTGATCTAAGACCTGATGCACTAACGCTATATACTTCAATCGTATAATTACCAGCAATCGTATCTAGTATTTCATAACTCTTAGCACCTTCTACAGTACGAGATACATAGTTACCCTGTTCATACCTCCATCTGACATAAACATTATCAGTAGAAGTAGTCCAACTAACAATAATTTTTACCCTTGCAATACCAGTATTTTCATAAATAACTTCTTCTGCTGTTATACCTGTAGGAGAAGCTGGAGGTACATCTAAATTAGTAACATCTCTAGTAGTTAAAGCAATATTGCTTTCAATGTGATTATATTTACCTGAGTTATATTGACTTGCTGTAATTGCATAATTTGACCTACCTTCTTCTACAACAGTTAAAACTCTCCAAGTACTTGTAAGAATATCTGTTGTTTGATAAACCCAGATGCTATTTACATTAGGAGCAGAAGTAAAAGCACTTGAAACAGTAATAACACTGCCAGATATACCACTTACAGATTTATTCTCTACAGATCCATCAGAAAGAATAACAGACAAAGTAGATCCGATTGAATAAGTTAAATCTGTTGCATCATCTACTGTTATTGCAGTTGTAGTAGCAGCTTGAATACGACCTCCTCTACGTTCTCCACTTCTTACAGGATCAGCTATCTCAATAATCTGCCCAGGTCTGACAACTACGCCTGCATCTACAGAAGTTGCAAAAGTAACTACTTCACGTTCTACGTTTTCCATGTAAAGCAACCACTTGGCAAGACGATTAGCTTGTCCTCTACTTGTACAAGCAAACGCATCTATATTTTTAACAACTGATCCATAACGAGTTTGGTTAGCAGTATCAATAACTTCCTCATAATTTATATCTCGTAAATCTAAGTCTAAGTATTTAGCAACTACTACTGTAGGTCTTATCTTTTGACTTGTATTTTGATAAGTAAAACCAGGAGGAGTTACATTAGCAAGAGTAAACAAATAACTAGAATCTTTAGGAGAATCCTGTGTAATAGTCAAACTACCAGCTTGATAGTATGGCATTGCTCTAAACACAGAACACATTTGATTAATTACGTTATAAGCTTCCTGTTGATTTTGAATTGAAACATTACAACTAAATCTAGGTTCTGTATTACCTGTACCTGTACCATCATCTATCTGAGCAGAACAATAAACAGATGCTTGATAAAAACTAAACTTATCTAAATCAGCTTCGACAAGATGAGCACCTAATCCGTATCTGGAAGACGTTAGAAGGTCATATAAACACCATGCAGGATCATTTGTATATTGTGCAGCACCTAATGTCCCATTGAACGTACCAGTATAAGATAAACTCCCATCTGCTCTTACTGTTGCATTATGAGGAATTTTTACTTTGATACCCTTAACTAAATATTGTCTTTTAGGAATAGATGTAAATTGTTCTGCATCTACTTTTAAACCAACTAATGCACTATTTGGATATGTTCTTTGATCGTATTTTATTTCTACATAGCTATTAAATTGAATTTCATTAGCTAATTTACTTGAACTACTATCAGCAGTAATTCTAGTGACTTTTATATTGACAGGAAAAGCACCATCTAAATTAATTAAATAATCTCTTTGGTAAGTATCAGGAGTTCTACCTGTAATAGTCCCTGCATTACCAGAAACAACAGTAGAATATGAACCTCCAGAATACTGAACAGCAATCTCTAACTTAACTTCTGTACCAAAAATATCTCCTTTATCACTTAAAGATTGCAAAGAAGGAACAGTTATTGTTACTGATACTGCATCAACATCTGAATCTGTAATTTGTATAACTTTTGGTGTTGCCTGAGGAACAGTAGAAAAACCTGTAGATTTAGTTGTTTCTACATTTTTTGTTATAGGAATATTTGTTTGACTAGAAGTACCAGTTCTTGCTTCAAAAGTTACATCTTTAAAATTAAACGTACCATCGGTAGCTTGTAATGGTGTGTTGTTAAGGAATATAGACTTTGCACCATCTACTAAACCACCTATTTCACCTTCTGATATCAAATCTAATACTTTGGCAAACTGTTTTGAATCAAGATTATCTTTAGCTTCAGTAGGAGTACCACCGCCTCCTCCTCCACCTTTTCCTCCTCCTCCACCAGAGCCTATAACTTTACTCATACTTCCACCTGTGCAGTTTCAATACCAGCCGATATAACTACCGATCCAGTTAATACTTGTCCATAAATAACAGGAACAGCAACACCAGCACGACTTGTATTTTGTATGCCACTAAAATTAAAAGATAAACGAGGGTCTTGTTCTTGTTCTGTAATTTTTGGAACAGGAGTTAACATATCGGCAATACCTGATAAAGCTAAGTAGCCACCCATATAAACCATACTTTTAGTTAAGAAACCAACATTAGCTAAACTTCCAGCTTTTATTCCCTGCATTAAACTTACAGCACCTTCAGCCCCTCCTATTGGCATTAAAAATGCACCTCCTATCAATGCTGCTCCTAATAATATTTTACCTATACCTCTACCACCAGCACCTCCAACAACAGGAATAATT